ACACCCTCGTTTGTTCTGAATAATTCAACAAAATTAGTATCATCATAATCTTGAAGAGCTTTTTTAGCTAATTTTACTGTAACTTTAAATCTATCAGCACCTGGTGCAGCAAAATTAGTAAAACCTTTAGCGTTATCATAAAGAGAAGAATCATCATTTGCATTTATTACATCTTCAATTATCTCTAATCCAACCCTGTATGATGGTTTATTTGAATACGGATCTAAAATTATTGATGAAGTAGGAACATCAATAAACAAACCTCTTATAAAATATACTCCTTTATTAATTCCAAATGCTGATCCTGTTGCTGTTGCATCTTCAGTAACTAAAGTTAAAACAGTTTCTTCTGCAGTTAGTGTTGTATTACCATAAGTTACATTTTCTTCAAGTATTAAAATTTCCCCGTCTGGAAAAGCAGTGCTCTCACCATCCGTTCCAGATTGGTTATATTTAATAAAAATTGTTATATCATCAACTCCCTCTTCTGGTGGTAGTATAAAATTCTTGATTGTTGCGACTATTCCTGAATTTTGACCTCTTACTCTAGTACCTTTTCCTTCATTGTTTGATATAATATTGTTTAAATATACTGATACATCTATTCCTAAATGATTAGGATTTACTTTTGCAGAAAAATAAGTTGGATCATATTCAATACCACCTGGTATAACCATTGAACCTTCTTTAAACATGTGTTTTCCAAAAGATTCAACTTGATTTTGTAATATAGATTGTAACCCAGTTAATTCTCTAGCCTGTACAGGATATCCTGGTCTAAACAGAACTTTGTAGAAATTATTATCCTTATCAAAATCATCATAATAAGGTGATATATTTAGATTGGTCTTCTGTGGCATTGCTTAAAATTCCAGAATAATTTTTATGTCTTCTTTTTGACGAGAGTTTCTAACAATCACGGGTCTATTATCTAGGTAAATTATTTCTCCTGACCCTTTATTTATCTCAGAATCAGATAAACCAGAAACAAAGTTAGTTCCTAAATTTATTAATTTATTACCTGATGGGTTAGTAGTAATACCTGAAAAATCAATTGATATTTTACCACTGAATGATGAAGTTTCTCCTTTTATAGAATTTACTATTGTTGAACCAGTCTCGAATTGATAAATTCTACCTTGAGTAGATATTCCAGTATAATCAGTATGGTCGTAAGAAGTCTCATTAAATGATAATGATCTATCTCTAAAATATTTTAACACTTTAGTTTCTTCATCATAAGATGCTATAAAAGCTGTTGCTTCTCTACCTTGATTAGGTGAAAATGCTAGGATTTGCTTAATCTTTTCACCAACTTGTGGAGTTCCTGTTACTTCATCGGTAAATTTAATTGCCTGTAATGCAGAAAAAGTGCTATCAGTATAAGTTACTGAGGTTCCAACTTTTGTTGGATTCTTAACAATACCAACCTGAGAAAATTTTGTATCGATTGGGAAATCTTTTGTAGATTCATCAAATCTAGCATAAACGATAACTCTATCTGTACCTAACTCTTTATAAAGATCATACCCATGACCTAGTGAGGGTGGAATAATTGGCACTAACTTAGCTGCGTTAGGAACCCCACCAGCTGGTTGAAGTGTTGCTAAATCAACTAATGCATAACTATAACCCTTTCCACCAGCACTTACTGTAACATTTGTAATTTTACTGTTTATGACATCAACTCTTGCTTTTGCTCCAGTGCCATCTCCTATTATATCAACTTCTTGACTCAAACCATTATTATAACCATCTCCAGATTTTTCTATGTAAACATGTTTAATTTGATTTTCGTTTACGCTTGAATCTCCGTTTTCTCGGACTGCAACTATTTGAGAATCGGTGCTTGTTGACCAATTGTTTGGGACAGTAATAAATTCTGTTGAATCAAATTTAACAATATCACTAGGAGAAACAGTGAATAGATATTTCCATATAAAACCATCACCACTACTACCTGCTGCTGATGGTTCTAAATCTGTAAATGTTGGTTCATCTTGTGATACGTTTCCAGCTGGATTTGATCCTGTGGAACCATTATCAATACAAACATAGACTTTAAAGTCTGAGTTAAGGACGTAATATTTCGCATCATATAAACGATTTGCCTTTTCTACAGCACTTTGATTAGTAGGACTGTAATCATCTCTATAGATATCATATCTAGTTCCTGCAACCCAATCAATTCTTCGTATTATTCTTCTAATATTTGCAGACGAGACTTTTTTTCCATACATCATTGTGTCTCCAGAATGAAGTCTATATGCAAAACTATCAGTTGGAGAAGGAGTATCAGTATCCCAATCTCCAGATCTACCATAACCCACAAGAGTACCAGCACCTTTAGGATTTGGTAAACCTACGTAAACATAGTACGAATTATTTGTATTTTCTACTGATTCAACAAAATTATTTGCGTTCAGAATTCTAAATTGGTCAGTAACAATAGCCGACATCTTAAAATTTTACTTTTCTTTTTATTTATAGTGGTTATTTAATCAAAGTCCAAATACTCTTATAGATCCTGATGATCTAAGACCCTTAAGTGAGCTTGTGGCGTAATGCTTACGTTGAATAGTTGGGAAGGTTGTCAATCCACTATTGATAGTTAATCCAGTAACACCTATTGAGATAGGTGAAGAATCTCTTGAAGCATTATATAATCTACCCCAACTTAATCGACCCAATGATGTAGTCAGTCCTACAGTTGTCACATTGTAGAATCCAGTGGTGGATATACCTCCTATATCTGAACCATTTTGTACATTACAAATAATTTCACCATTTTCATTTCCTTGTGCATTTCTAGCATGTACAATGTAAATATTATCTAAGAAAGTAGTTCCAATACCAACAATAGATGAGTTATGAGTGTCAACAGAAACAATTCCATTTCCCACTCTTGTATCAGATATTAGTATTGGATATCCAACTGCCAAATCATTTGTGTTTGTTCCTGCTTTTTCTGCTCTAAAGAAGAACTTAAGTGCAGTTTGACCGCTAACTGTGGTAGTAGTAATACCTGTTATAATTCCAGAGAAACCTTGAACATTACTGATAGATGTAATTTTTTCAGTTTGGAATGTAGGTAATTCTATGATAACTTCTGGGGGATTTGATCGAGTATAACCAAAACCAACAGCAGTAAGTGATGTATTGCTAATAGAACCGTTTGTAATAGTGGTTGTAGCAAATGCTGTTGATCCAATACCAGTTGTGGTTCCAGAGCCGATTGGTGGACGTATTGAAATACTTGGTGCTGATAAATATCCAGATCCTACATTTGTGACATCAATAGAGATAGTTCCAGCAGCAGAAACAATAGCAGTTGCTGATGCCCCCACGTTTATTGTACCAGAAGTTAAAAGTGCATCAACTTGATTTATTGTAAGATCATATTTAAGTGCTGATAAAGGTTCTACGTGTCTTTGTGCCTCAATGTGATTACCTTTTTCATAGAAGAAAGAATTTGCATTATCAACAAATATTCCATCATTTATACCTGCACCAATTCCAGAATTTGTTGTAATATTACCAATAATCTTAGCAGTTGGATAGATTTGTGGTTCAATTGATGGTCTTGCTTTACTAATAATTTCATTACCCACTCTAATATCTGTCTTTTGTTTTGTCCATCTTATTGGTTTTTTATTTAATTCATCAACCCCTGTTCCTGAATAGATGTCAGTTTCAACAGTATTTGCATTTACTATTTCTTTAATTACTCTTTCATTTTGCTGAGTAGTTGTTAAACCAACAGTGTTTGTTAATGGAGATTTAAATACACGAAGTTCATCACCAATTTTTACACTTTCCTGAATATCTACAATATCTACGTCTACACCTTCTTCACCTTTATAGAAGAAAATATCTACTTTATCATTATCATTAGCACCAGGAAAAGTTTCTGCAGTTGGAGCTTCTTTAAATATAAAGGTTGTTCCACCCTCATTAAAGAAATATGATTCACCTGGTTTTTGTAATACACCATTAACAAAGATAAGCAAAACAGCATCTAAGTCTATTTCATCAGAATCTACAACACTAGGATCTTTCTGGAAACTAAGCAGTTGTCCGTTAAAATATAATGGGAATCTTGTTCTTGACCCATCTTGTAAATTCTTAATACTATCAATAAAATCAATTTCACCGAATTGCCAAGCAGAAAATTTATCATTGAATATTTCGATAACTTCTAACTCAAATTCATTAATTGGTTTTGATAAATGTGACGCAGTTACTAGACCGATTGGTTTAAATTTATCACCTACCTTAAATGAATGTCCATCTCTTGCAACCTTAAAGTTTTTAATCTCAAATAATGTTGATCCTATTCCAACTGTTGTTGCTGCTGCACTTACTTCAACATCTAATAATAAATTAGAACCAGTATCAGTTGTTGCACCTTCTGCTCGTCTTGATACACCTATTATAGGTAGATTGTCATAGTTTGGTTCGGGAATAATTATTTCGGGATTTACGTATCCTGAACCTGGATTATCAATAGTAAATGCAAGCGTACCACCAGCACCAACTACCGCAGAAATTTCTGCACCTGTTCCACCACCACCACCAGCACCAACGTTTAGCAGTATTGTGTCTGTGGTCACTGAAATAATTGCTGTTTGTATTCCAGAAACAGGATCTGAATTAGGGAAA